ATTCAGGCGCTAATGGTTGTGTATTAACGGCATCCTTAACTTTAATAGGCGTATTGGTTTCAATTTCTGTTATTTCTTCTACTTGTTGTAAGGGAGTATCTACTTTTTCCGTAGCATCCTCACTGGCAACGATCGGCTCTTCGTGTGTTTCTCCCACTTCTTGCAATCCCAATTTGGGTTGTTCTGTGCGTAACACGCTTTCCTCTGTGCTTGACTCTTGAACGGCATTTGTTTTTTCTTTTTTAGTTTCTTCTTTTTCTGGAAGATTACTTAAATCAATCTTTGTTACATTAGATACTTTACCTAAATTTTTAAATTTTGGAGTTTTACTTTTTATTTTAAATTCCCCTTCTTGTTTTACTTCTTGTTTTACTTCTGTTGACATGATATAATAAAATTAATTAATAAAAATTACCTTGGGCCAAATTGTTCTAGGCCAAACCCATCTAAATTATCGTTTCCTGTAGATTCAAAATCTTTGGGTAATAAATCATTTTGTCGTTGATCAATAAGTTCTGATTGTTGTGTACCTTGAATCCTAACTCTTTTATCTTTACGATCTTCTATTTCTTGCTCTTTTTGTGTAGCAGACTTAGCATGCATTTGTGCTAATTGCATTTGATAGCTAAATTCTTCTGCCATTAATTGCTTTTTAATTAAAGCTTCTTGTTCCATTCTTTGTATTTCAAAATCGGATTTAGCTTTTTCTAATTGCATTTTTGTTTCAGACAATGCCTGTTGTTTTTGTACTTCTGCCATTGCAGCTGCCTCAGAAGCTTGAGCGTTAGCCTGCCCTTGTGCAGCAATATTAGCTTGTTGTACTTCTTGGTCTCTTTTTTGCTTTTGAGTTCTTTTTAATTTTAAAAGTTGATTGGCTAATTTTAAATTATTAATTTGTCTTATATCAATTGCATCTTCTAAATCAATACCACCTTGTTGCAATGAAACTTGAATATTTTGCTCTAATTGTTGTTTTTGTTCTTCATCAGGTTCAAGCTCTAAAAATATTCCAAAATCATGCATTGCTACTTTTTCCATTTCTTCTAAAGTAGATACATTAAAAGTATTAATACTATTTAATAATGATTCTCTAGTTAAAGGAAAATGTAATGCATCATTTACTCTTAAGCTTATGTTTTCAGCAGTTTTAATAGTAATGTACATTAAAGACTTTAATATATGTCTTGTAGCTGTATTTGAGCTTGCGGCGGCCATTTTTTGTAATCCAACTAAAGCATTTTTATCAGGCATGCTACCATCAACCGCCTCATTTAAACCAGTTGTATCTCTTATCATTTGTAAATAATACTGATAAGTTTGTATTAAAGATTGTATTTTAGCAAGACCACTAGAAGATTGTAATTCTTGTATAGGCACTTTGCCTCTGTTTAATTCACCATCTTGAGTTAAAGATCTTCCAACAATACTACCAGTTTGGAAATACATATTTAACGCTTCCTGAGGATTGTAATTTGTTCCGTTGCCTAAGTCAACTTCTGCTAATCCATCCATATCTAAATATACACCATCTGGAACTATACGAGATAACACTTGTTGTAATTTTAAATGAGTTAGCTGAATCATATCTGCAAAGCTGGTTATTCTATTAACTATAGAATCTACTCTACCTTTATACATTCTAGGCGCAGAAATAGAATAACTCATATTAACTCTTGTGGTGTCTGCATATGGTCTAGTCATATTTTCCGCAAACTTCCATTCTAAAACTTTACTCATTCCTAAAACCTTAGCTCCCGTATATAAAACTTCTATACTTCTAGAAACTCTTTCAAAATTATCATTTTCCGGCGGATCAAATGAATCATCTTTTTCAATTGTTTTTTCAAGGCCTTGATCTGTTTTTTTAATTTTAAATACTTGATTAGTATATGTTTTATATTCAAAATATAAAATTGAAACTAAATTGCTGTCGTCTCCTCCTGCAAAATTTCTTACATAATTGCTATATTGAGAAGGCCCTTTAAATTTTTGTATTTCTTCTAATTCAGAGTCTGTTAAATTAGAAAATTGTCTTTTAACTTCGGCTAAACTTAAATTTTTAACTTCACCTACATAATATAAGTCTTCAAAATTTGGGTCTTCTGTATAAGAATAAACTATTGAAGCAGGATCTACATAATCTACGGTAACACCTTCCGATAAGTTAAAATTTGTTTTTGATGCTCCAATACCAAGAACTGCTAAATCATAAGCAATTCTTCTTTGATCTTCTTTAAATTTATTAGCTTCAAAAACATTTTTTATTAATTCTTCTTCAGCAATTTCAACACTTTGTTTATAATTTAATTGTAAATATAAATTTAGTTCATCTTCATTTTCCGGAAGTTTTGATGGGTCTGCGGAAGCATAAGCACTTTGTCCTGTAATTGCTTCAAACTCATCAATAATTTTTCTATTTGTAATGTCTCTAAATGCTTTAAAAGCATAATCAGTTCTTTCTTTTAAAGCGAACGGATCGGTTGCAAAAGATTTTATTTCATATCCTTTGTCTGTCATACCATTTACTACAATATCTACAAACTTTGGAATAACTGGTACAATTTTCCAATCCAAATTTAAATAAGACAAATCGCCATTAATAGACAATTCATCTTTATATTTTGAAACGGGTTGTTCCCCTCTAGCGTATAGTCTTAGGCTATGATAGTTTTGATAATTTTGTAAATATCTATCACCGCCTATATCTTGTCTGAACCATTCGTTTTCAATGGCTTGAGCCACTCGCAATCCATAGTCATAACTATTCTTTACTGAATCAGGTACTACCTGGTCTGGGAATGAACTGTTATAATTTGTGTAAACCATTTATTTTTGAATTATTTTTGATGTAAAACCATCGTTGTTATATTTTTTTATTCCTAAACTCATAGGTTTAAAAACTTTTTTAGCTGAAGGAGCATATTTATTTTTATTACAAGCCATTATAGCTAGCCCAGAGCTAATTGAAGCATCAAATTTTGTTCTATTATTTAAATTAAATTTAGACCAATCATTTAAAGTTCTTAAAAAGTACATATCGCCATAAGCATCATTATTAAATCCAATATAAGAATCTATGTAACTTTCTATTGCGGCGGCGTGCGCTTGTTTCATATCTTCACTAGAGTTTGGTACACCCCCAATTTCTCTTTCAGTAACAGATAATTTATTATAATTTTTATCAGGTCTATTTATTGAGTAACCTCTATAACCTCTTCTTTTTAAATAATATAATAATCTAGGCTTATTATTCTCTGCTAAGATAGGCATTCCATAAAATACTAAAGCCATTAATACATCTTCAAAAAATGTTTCCGCGTTATCTGGTCTTGCAACATATTCTAAAAAAAACATATTAGGCGGAACGTCTTCCATAGAAAACTTAGTTAACCCGTGCAAAGATCCTTTAGAACCTCTACCATCGACTGTACCAGATATGTCATAACTATCACATCCAAATGCACCACAGTGTTCATTACCTGGATACTTAGCTCCATTTTTTAAAAACATTCTGTTTTGCATGCTATTATCAGGTACCCAAGAAACAAAAAATCTTCCTTTGTTATTTGGCACAAACATTACTTTTGTGTCTTTGACACCACCCATCCATTGAAAATTACCCTGTGTTACTAAACTTGAATGTTTAATATCTTCATTATAATCTATTTGTTCATAGATCTTAGTTAGATTAAATAAAGATTGTTTAGTTTCATCTCTAAATGCGTGCTGCATAGTTCTTGGGAACTGTCTATAAAATTCATTTAAAGCATCTTGGTCTGTTTTTAAACCATCTACTTCATTTTGCCAATAATCTATTACACCTACATCAACTTCAATATTATCTATACTTTTTACTGGTTTTTTCGGTGTATCGAATATAGGTACTCCATATTTATCAATGAATCCTTCGTAATTCCATTCCATAGGTATGAACAAAGAATATAATCCTGAGCTAGTCTGTCCGTTGCGGTTTCTTTTAGTAACGTTTGAATTTTCATATAACCTTTTAAAGTTTTCGCCTCCTTTATCTAATGCGTTTGATGTTGAACCCATCATACACTTGCCTACTATTCTGCTACCTAACCTTAGTGTAGTTTTAGTTACCCTCCAGTTATTTAATATATTATCTGGTCTTTCCCATTTGCCAGATTCATCATGCACTAATAACTTTAGCTTTTCACCATCATAACTGTTATCTCCTGTATTCTTCCAGTCAATAGTAGTATCTAATCCTTCAATATCTTTTAACTGCTCGTTTAATTCTATTTTTCTTCTAGTTAATTTCGACGCCGGGACCCTGTACGCAAGCTCGGTCTTCGGCCTGTCCATCCCGTCTTGTACCGGCTTGAAGAAGAACGGATAGTTTGTGGATATTGGTAC